TTTCCCTACACGACGCTCTTCCGATCTGCTGGTGCAGTCGATCCGCAAGACGTTATAGGTTCCGGGGACTGCGGTTATTCCGGTTGCTATTGCCGTATTGTGACCGCCTGCCGCCCCACTGTCCGTGTAGATAACGTATGCGCCCCCCCCGTCCAGCACAAAGAAGATATGAAGATCAATATCATCAGCCGCCGCTACTTGATCATCAGCAGCGTGGGCCTCGCCCTGGAAGCCGATATGCACCTCTGCCGCAAGTGTTGGGAGGACGGCCACGTCAACCCTTGCCTCGAAGATCGGACCCTTGTCGATGTTGAATGCCAGCGTGTTGGAGTAGATCCCGGCATCTTCCGTTTCGTCGTCCGCTTCCAAATGAAGGGTCACATTGCTTACCGCTTTCTGAACCGTCGCGGGGCCGCCAACACCTGTCGCCGCAATTGTCCAGAAGCTGTCCGAGGTTGAGTTAAGATTGAAAAACTGGCCGTCCGTTTTGGCTACGTCATACCCGAGAAAATCATCATAGACATAGATCGGGGCGAAGGACTCCACTGTTTCGTGGGTCGTCCCATCAAAGAAGGCCAACTGACCACCGCGCCATTTACTTTTCGTTGCGCCCATGATTAGCCCCCTTTATCTCGTCGCCTGCCAGATTTTCACATAATCCCAGTTTACCGTGCCGGCGGCATTCGTCCCCGCATCGTTCTTTTTGTAGACCGCGAGCCAGGGCTGGCACATCACGGCTGCGCCGTTCGACATATTGAAGGTCGTGCTGGTAGCCACTCCAACCCCGTCAACGTAGAATTTGACATCTGAGATATTGGTGAAGTCGATCCGGTAAACATGGTAGGCGTTAAGGGCAACGGCGGTTATGCCTGTTGAAACTATCCCGCTTGCGTTGGCCCCGTCGTTGGTCCTGATGACCGGGATAAGGCCCGCGCCAACAGTCGTGTAGAACCCGAAGAATGAATAGACGGAGCATTCGTTATTTACGAGGCACCCCATGCTGTCAGCCCCATAAGAGTCGTTCATCAACCCAAATGTGATTTCAGCGGTAGTCGCTGGAGCTGCTGCGATAGCCATGCGACACTCGAAGATCACGCCCTTGTCGAGGTTCCATGCCTTGTCGTCTTTCCCGTAGCATCCGGCGGCGGCGTTCTCGTTCACGGCTCCAATCGCGCAATTAAACAAACTTGCTGCAGGTGCCGTCGTCGTGGCACCGTTCAGGTCCAAATCGGTCCAAACATCAGTGTTAAGAACCGTTCCCAAAAAGTCATCGTAAAAGACAACCGGGGCCACAGGTTTTACTGTCTCATGGGTTGTGCCGTCGTAAAAAGCCAGTTGTCCGCCGCGCCATTTCGCTTTTGTAGATCCCATTTTTAAATTCTCCTTTTCACTTTTCTAAGTGTCGCCATCCCTTGGGGCGAATTGGTAAGGCGGGCTTTGAGAGGACCCGCCAAACCTCAATAATGTTAAGTCAATGCCGTGACCGACCGCGCCTGGGAATACCGAGGCTCAAGAATTGCAATTCCGTAAATATTCCCTGTGCATCCTGTGTCAGTGTCAAGGAATCCGACCGCGAGCCATTCCTCCTGGTTCGCCATGTCCATGTCCGCCGAATCCACTTCGATGACCAGCATGTAGTCGCTGTATGTCGCGTTCGTCAGATGCAGGGCCGTGGGCGTGGCGTATGTTCCGGGGTTAGCCGAATCCGCCGCAAGTACGTCGCAGCTTGCCGAGCCGGTAGCAGCCCCGCCGAAGGCATATTTATAGGGCAGGGCGCTTGTATAGGTTGCGTCAGCCGTGCCGCTGTAAACCCAAATATGGGAATCCGCCCCGCCGAGCGTCGCTACCTGGAAGATGAACGTCGCCCGGTGGTAGTTTTTCATATTGATCGAATCCGTGTAGGACGCAGCCGGGTCAAGTGCCAGGTTGTTCGCTACCGGGACGATTTTGTACATTTCGGGAAGTTTCATTTTTGCTATTCCTCCTTTTCGGAAGGGGAGCAACCCCTTCTGTTATTGGTTAATCAGAATATACGGTCGCCAGTGGCGCATACCTGCTCGGGATCAGGATTGCGAAAGCGCCGCCGCTATTTGCCGCCCCGAGGTCGGAAAAGTTCACGCCGATGCAGTCAAAACCGCCCGTAATGTCCATGTCCCTCTCGGGGATAATGTCGAACACAACGAGTTTATCAACGCTCTGATCCGCGCCGAAGGTATAAACCCCGACTGCCGACGTTGCGGTCTTTGTAAGCAGATTGCTCGTGGCCCATCCTGTCTCGTTATAGTAAGCCGGGACCGCCACTGCTAACGCCTTCTCAGACGTTCCTGTTGCCGTACCCGCTCCCGCCGTTGCCTGTTTGAATGTCACGGTATGGGCTGTTGCATCTGCGCCCTGGTGAATAACGACGCAGATAAACGCCCGGTGAACACCTTTGAGGCTGATGTACATCCCGTCCCTTACGTTGTCCATTTCCCAGGTCGTCAGGTTCGCTATCATGTTCAATGCTGGATGAAACATTTGTTATTCCTCCTTTTGGAAGGGTGACAAACCCATAAGTGGGAGGGGTTGCCCCCTCCCGGTTAATGATTACGCCCTCGCCGCCAGCGTGACAAAAGGTGACTGCGTTGCTGCGGTTGCCTGCTCGGGAGTGAAGACCTTGCTCCACGCGGGCTGCCCGTCGCATCTCATCACGAAGCGGTAATATGTCTCATCCGTGATAAACGCATAGTGAATGGAAGTCGCCTCCTGAACGCCGCCCTTCTCAATCCAGAGATATTCTCCGAAATCGGCTAGGATGATGTCACCCTTATCCCCGAGCGTACTGCAGTGGTTGCAGGGGACTACTGGACGTCCGAAAAGTGTTCCATAGGGGCTGGCACTTGCGCCTCCGGGCGGTTGGTAAACCGGAGAGCCACCAACGCCAACCGTGATTCCCATCGTGTAGAGCTGCGGTTCGATGGACTGATTGATGAGCCATATCGCATTGGTCCTTGAATCAGCATACATGCGGGACCACATATTGACGATGTTCGCATATTCGATTGTGTCGGCAAGCTGACCCGTTTCAGCGGATACCGTCACCAAGGCCCCGGAGTTAAGGACACCCAAAGGCTGGCCAGCGCCCACGCCTCGGATAACCTGCTTCTCGGCCTCTTTCACAAGGGCGAGGTTAGAGCCGGTACGGATGAAGGCTTCCAGCGTGACCTTGTCGTTAAGGAGTTCGTCAGTCGTCGGCACGACCACGGCGAGTTTTTTCAGTTTCAGGACCATCTCCCTGAACTTCGGGGAACTGGTCGATTTCGTGCCAGCCTCAGAAAGCCAGTAGGCGATTATCCCGCCGAACACGCCCGCGCTTTCCGTGTCGTCTGCGGCGGCGGGGATGGTGATAGAATTGGAGTTGCCGGAAATCGGCAGGCGGGTCAGCCTTGGGAGAATCTGCCCGGTACTGAACATCCGTTTTTTGATGTCGGAAGCGTAATCCATCTGAAGCGCGAATCCGCCATCACTCGGGGAACCTTCACTCATTCCCGCGGGCGCACGGAGTTTCCTGTCAATGCCACGCGACGGGTCCGTCGCAAAGCGGGCGGCGACCAGTGCATCCCCGAAGGTAGCAAACCGGTCATCCTTCGCGGGAAGTCCGGGAAAACGCTCCTGCAACTCATCGAGTTTCGGGTCGATATTGGGCCGAACGCCGTCAACCATCGGTTTGGCAAGCCGTTCGCGGGCGACGACTTCCATTTTTTCCAGTTCCAACTCTTCCGTGTAAATACCAATATCCTTCATAAACTCGCCGAAGCGTTTGCGCTCCTCGTCGTTGAGGTGGCGGTCTTCCGCCTGCGCCTTGCTTTTCATTGCCTCACATTCAGACATCCTGCTCTGAATGAGTTTGGTCAGTTCGATTGTTCTATCCAAAGATGCCATTTGCGTTTCCTCCTATAACCATTGTTCTTTTAGTTTGTTGAATTGCGCCTCGATTTGTGCAAATTGATCGAGTTCCTGGGCCGCCCTTTTCTGCTCCGCGGCGGGGTCAGGTAAGACAAGATCGTTAATGATGAGGCGGTCTGAACTTCTCATGCCGATTGATGTCGTTTCGTAAACCGCAAAAGGAACTAGGGAAATTTCATACAGCGTGGCCTGTGATACGTTCCGCACATACTTGCCATTCTCTAGGGTCATCATTGGTTTGACATCGTCCGTGAAACTGAAACTCATGTTGGTGTAATCTCCCCGCTTGATAGAGGGGAGCAAATCCTTGGCCCAGCCAGATTCGGGGGGGATATTGTCAAAACTCACGCCGTCATCCTTTTCACTCAGTGACAAAGTCCCTCGCGTGGTCCGGCCAAAAATGTATTTAAGTTCGTGATTCCAGAGCATCATTACGTCGCGTCCGCTTGCCAGGGAGCGCGAGAAGGCACCGGGCAGGATTCTTTCTTTTATTTCGGGCATACCCTGAATAGGGTTGTTGCTTAATTGGTTGTATGGGATGGCGAGGCCCCGCAGTCGGACCTGGTTGTGTTCCTCTTTCGAGAAGCCGATCACGGTGTCGAAAGAGCGCTTTTCCACGCCCGGACGCTGTTTGTGGTCTATTACCCACTTGTCGGCGTCCCCAAACGACCACTGTTCGGCATCAAAGAGGTATTCTCGGATGTGGACCGCGCCAGATTCGTCGCCCTTGAGTTTCCCGATGCTGGCCCTAATCCCCTTGTCGGCAAAAATATCCGTGATTGTCTCGCCGAGGAAATCCCCCTCGAGTACCGGAATGTGATGGTATTTTTCAGTCATGGGTCATTCTCCTCATGCTTTGTCCTGATTCTTTATGGCGACGACGTTATTTTCCTTTACGGCTGGCGGAGCTGGCGGCTCCTCGCCTAACGGAATCATGTTCAATGGACGTAAATAAATGTCTCCATCCTCGATCAATTCGAGGGTTTCCAATTCCCTGATGTCATTCGGGCACAACCATCCGTTCTGAATCCCGGCGATATAGTAGGCGGTCCTGGCCGCCGTATCCCCTCGCAGGAGTCCTTCGAGACGATGTTCGACGGAGACGTTATTTTCGGCGATCAGCTTGACCTGGATTGCCTGTTCGATTCGGACGCACCAGGGGCGGAAGGTGTAAATCACGGATTCGAGGGATTGCTGTTCGATGTTGTTATTTGTTGACCTTTCGAGGTCAAAAATCATGTGGGGGGCGATATTGAACCATCGACATACTTCCGTGACGGTAAATTTCCTCGATTCAAGGTATTGAGCGTCGGTGTGATTGATGGAAATGGGGTTGAATTTCATCCCCTGGCCGATAACTCCGATCAATTGTGACCGGGAGACGCCGCCATAGTTTTTGTACCAATCGCTGCGGATCGCTTTGACTTGCGAATCAGAGACATCTCCGGGGATTTCGATAAATCCAGCGGGGGTCGCGTTATTGGAGAAAAACCTCCCGGCATACTCCTCATAGGCGAGGCCGGTCGCTATTCCTTCCCGCGCTAGAGATATAATCGAGTAGCCAATCGTCCCATTGAAGCCCAATCCGGCGATGTGGAGGATCTCCCAGGAGGGGAAATAGAGTTTTTCACCGCTGTCGGTGAGCCGATATTCGTAAACTAAAGGCCCGTTCGCAACCGGGCGCGTGACTTCCATGCGCGAGGGGTCGAGCGGCCACAGGGCTATGGGTCGCCCGAGCAGGTCCTGCTGAATATGGCAATAGCAGTTCCCCCACAAAAGCAGGTGTGCCATGAGCGCTTCCCACATCTGTATTCGGGTCTGTTCGGGGTTTGGGCGGAGGTGTAACATCGGGTAAAGCGGGTGTTTTGTGTCTTTTTTCTTGCCTTTTTCGCCTTCCTGATAGACAAAAAGCGGTATTGAGGCAATGGTTTCGCTGATTTTTCGGACTGCGGCAAAGACGGGGGAAAATTTCAGGGCCGTGGATTCATTAACATCAATCCCCGCCGCGGTCGGGTTTTCAAGTGCCGTGTACCAGTAATCGTCCCAGTAGCTCGGCTTTGGCCGCACCGCCGCCCTTATTTCCCAATTCGTAAACGGAATTTTCACTATTTCAGGTCCCCAAAATAACAAAAATCCCGAAAATCGGCGTTATTACCCCTCCGATTCGGGATATTCGTGATCCAATCTTTCAGTTCTCCCCGCAATATATTCACCCAAAGGGGTTAAGTTCTCTCGGCGACCCGGCGTTTTTACCGAGTCGCACTAAGGAGAGAAGGTATGGATATGCGGGGGAAAGTATTTCAGGGAAAAGAAAACGTTTCCTTGAACGGATGGAAGGAATGGAACGGATGGAAAATCTGGACGGTTATTTTATTCCAACGGGCATAATTTCCCCGCCAAGCGGAATTGCTCGACGGATTCACGCGGGACCCTTATCACGCCCCGGTACTTTTCGGCAGTCAAGAGGCCGTGGTCAATCCAGAGGTAGACTACTGACCGCGAGACATCGAAATAGGTTGCGACTTCATCAACTCTCAAAAGGGGTTTATTGGGGATGTCGGTCATTGGGCCTCCTTTGGGCGAAAACCACAGTTAAAGCACATCAAAAAATAGCCATTCTTTTTTGATGTTCTCGAAATGCTAAATGGGCTGTTGCATTGAGGGCAGTCTTGATTCGACCATTTTTGTTCAGGTGGTCGCTCGTATTCACCACCATCAAAAACTCTCGTTCTCTTGTTGGGCTTGCGGTGAGCCTTTGTTTCTGAAAGTTTCATTTTCGTTACTAAGTCTTGAGCCACATCCCCTCCTCACAATCCTGTTTTCGTTCCGCACAAGGGGCAATATTCTTTCCCTTTTGTGTCTTTTTCACACCGTTTACAGAGGTTTTCGGCTATTTCGGGCTGTTCTTTTTCTTCCGGGTCTGGTTCACCGCGGTCTATGCGGGAGATGCTTCCGGCGTGGTATTCGAAAGGCTTAATGTCCTCCGCCAACATTGCCCGACCCCAAGCCATAATCAAGGCAACCATTCCGTCGATTTTATCTGTTGCCTTCTCTTTATCCGGCGCAAAATTCCCGTTCGCGTCTTTCCTGACGACCAGGTTGTCGGCGCACCATCTCAACACAGGATGACCACCGTGTCGGAGTTTCTCTGTCATAACGTGGACAAGTAAGTCCTTCATCGGCTCATTGAAAGTTTTGGGACCCTGCCGCATTTCAACCATTTGGAAGCCCCGTTCATAGTTTGACGGGTTTAATTCATTCATAATGTCCGTGGCCGTTGCCTGCGCGTTCCACGAATCGAATCCGATCTGCCGCAGGTCGTAATCTTTCGCCGCATCAAATACGTCCTTTTTGATCCAGTCGTAATCAATGACGTTCCCCGGCGTTGCTGTGATGAATCCCTGCTTCTCCCAAATGTCATAGGGGACCTTATCGATCCGGGCGCGTTTTAAAATCCCTTCCTCTGGGCAGTAGAAGCGAATCAGGACATCCCAATAACCCTCCCCTTCTGGTGGCGGAAAGAGCAATGCGAAGGCCGCCAGGTCGCTCTTTGATGCCAAGTCAAGGCCCCCGAAACAGGTACGCCCCTTCAGGGAAGCAACGTCAACCGCGCCGTTACACTTGTCCCACTTGTCCATAGGCATCCAACGGGAAAGGCTCTTAATCGGGATATTAAGGCGGAAACGAAGGAAGTTCTGAAAATCAACAGGATCATTCTTGGCCTCCTCGTAGTCCTGGCGGATTTTGTCGAGGGTGAATATTTGGTCCAGCGAAGGGTTGACGCGCTTCCACAATTCCTCATCTGCCGGATCATCCTTTTCAGGGTCTGCAAGGTAAAGGACCGGGAGAAAGCGGGGGTCCTCTATGATACCATCCTTGACCTGTTGCGCCCGCGTCCGCAGCTTCCACCAAATAGAGTTTTTGTCATAAATCCCGGCAGTCGTGATAATTAAAACCACCTGCTGTTTTCGGGCGTAGTCGGTTCCGGATGTTAAGATTTCATACAGTTCCCCGTTCGGATGGGCGTGAATTTCGTCAACAATGACACACGAGGGGTTTATGCCGTGCTTTGTGTATGATTCAGACGAGAGGACTTTTAGGAAACTGTTTTTCTTTGGGAACCTGATTTCCTTCCGTGAATCCAGGCACTTTAAATGCGCGGACAGCTCACTGGAGGCACGGACCATGATCGAGGCTGCCTGATACACCAAACTTGCCTGCTCCCTATCCGCAGCCGCCGCGTATACCTCTGCCCCCATCTCACCGTCATTGGTCAGCATGTATAACCCTATTGCGGCGATGAGTTCTGTTTTCCCGTTCTTTTTCGGAATCTCTACGTATGCCGTCCGGTATTGCCTGCAGCCGTTATCGTTCAGGGTTCCAAACA